ACTACACCACAGCGTATATGATCAGGGCATAATTCATATGCATAACGAATACGCTGCATAATTTCTTGAGAACCTGTAAACTTGTGAGCTGAAATTAACACAGTTTGATCTGGATGAAACATTGCATACCACAGCAAGTAACCTGCCGCACAGGTAGTCTTGCCCATCTGACGTGGTAACATGTTTACATTAAATCTATGTCCGTGGTATGCGTCTAATAATCTAGTTTGAAATTCAAAAGGTTCAAAAAGTAGTTTACCTTTTACAGGATGCTGTATGTAAAAAAACTTTTGAGTAAAATAGTGATATCCGTCGTCGTTGCTACAGGCTAACAAATCTTCAATTTGTTGTTCTGTAAACGTTTCTTTGGTGTGAGCTTTTTTAGTTAAAACTCCATCTAACGATTTTGTTGGCATATGATTATTTACAACAAAAAAGCGGGCAAAAGCCCGCTTTTGAAATTACAAATTTAATCAACGAGATTTAACTTCGTTGTATAAATTTGACAAACGTTGCACTAGACCTTCCATTGCTGTAACACCTCGAGGCGCATATCCGTCGTAGCGATCGCCTTGATTACCTCTGGTAGCATTACCGTGTAGATCGTCACCTGTTCCTGTGACTGCACCAGTGTCTGCATACATTTCGTCTGGAGAATTAGCAAGTTCCTCTTGTCCAATTATTTTTTGGCCTGGTCCTTTATCATCTCCGCCCATAAATGGGTGTTGCATTTTCTTAATAAGGATTGCAGGATCTTCCATGTCATCACTGTCACTGCTGGTATTACCATCTTCGATATTTTTTAAGATATCCATTAGGTTTTTAATACCACCGGCGCCTTGTGCGTTCATGCTGACGTTAGCACTGATAGAATCTGCCTGTGGAGGAGTGCCATTTCTCATGCCCATCATACCGCCAGGCATATTTGCCATTCCAGGCATGCCACACTCATCTACATCGTCTTCTTTAACTTTAAAAGTTTGTCCGTCAACTTCAAATTCAGATTGACCAGAATCTCGAGCAGCATCTAATGCACCGCTAAAAGCATTGCCTTCTTTTGGTTGTTCTTGATTAGCAAGATCGTTTGCCATTGCTCCACGTTGTGCTCTGGCAGCGGCTGCTGGGTCAGGCATTCTAGTTTTGTTTGCTAGAATATTTGGTGCTCCTGGCGCCATTGGAGCTCTTTCTGGGGGTTCAGCGAGATGATCAGGTCCTGGTGCTGCCGGTGCTGCCGGTTGACCTGTGAGTGCGTTAATGCCAGGTCGTCCGCCTGTTGCTCGTTCAGTAGTTGGCTGATCCAATTCGACCATCTTTCTCATTAGTTCATTAAAATTCATATTATTATCCTTTTCTTGGGTCAGGGTTACCTGTTAGACCCTTGAGTAAACTATGAGCAGGGCCAGTTTTGGCCATTTCAGTTGCTTTTTCTTTGTGCAATGATTTAGCTAATAATTTTTCGTTTACACCTTTGTATTGTGTAGGTTGACTTTCTTTTCGTTGTTTTGCTAGGTCTTTTAAAAACCCGCTAATGTATTTTTCGCCTACTAAATTTTGATTATTTTCTTTAGGGTAATCTTGAGTTAAAATAGAAGTAGGATTATCTTCTTCTGTTTCAACAGCCATGTTTGCTTCTTCTATTGGTGTTCTTACACGAATGCAAGATCTACTTATACCAGTAGAGCTAGCTAACAATTCTGCTAATACTGCACTGGTAGTAGGATAATCTAATTCAGTTTCAAAAACTGTCATTGACGAATTTTTTATTTCTGGAAAATCAATTAATGTTGCTTGAATAGGAGTGCTTTTACCTTTGGTAAATTTACTTACTTGATATTTTTGTAATGCGGCTTCCATAACATCTTCACAATGCTCAGGAAGATCACCAGCAACTTTTATTTTAAAGACATACTTTTTAGTGTCTTGATTTTCTTTAAGGTATTGACTGAATAATTTCATGGCTTAAATCCTAATATATTATTTATTCATATTTTTAAGTTTTTCAATTAGACTATTGCGATCAGATATAATCACACCTTCACCATGTACTGTGAGAGTTTCATCGCCAGCTTTTTGATCTAATTGTTGTTTTTTAAGCTGTAGTTCGATCATCTTAAGTTTCTTGTCTAACTTTGCACTTTTAGCATCTATGGCATTTTTAAGCATAGTGCCTGCAACTTCAAATATACGTCCGCTATAACGTGCTTCTACATTCATACCCAGATCCATTAGATCATCATAGGCATCTGTAGCACGTTGAGCCAATGCATCGAGTTCGCCATCGGCAATATCACCAAGTCCCTTTACCTGTGGCAAGGCTGCTGATATTTTGTCAAATTCTGATAGTTCCCGTAATAACGGTTGTGATTGCTGGGCTACTGCATTTTTTTCAGCAAGTTTTTCCGCATCATTTACCATTTTCTTGTTTTCGGGCAAATTGAGCAATTCTTCGAGTTTTTTAGTCATACAACTACTTATCTTTTTCCACCATTGTGGAAAATTTCATTTTCGTTGATTACTCTAAATTTTATACCCTGTGCTTTGCACCAAGTCTGTGCGGCACGCCATTTAGCAACATTTCTAGCATACTCAATTTGATTGTGTTTGCTTTTGCCTACTTTTTCTCTTAACGTTTGATTCTGTGGTTTAACTTCTATTAGCTCTGTGTGTATTTGACTATTTTTGTCAAGATACTGTAAAAAGAAGTCTGGTATGTATACTGTTTGTCGAGCAGTAATTGGACAACGATAAGGTATTGCTATTGATTCGCTGGCCCATTTTTGAACACTGCCGTGCGTATCACAAAAACGCATAAAGGCTAATTCCCAGCTACTACGATATGTTGGACTTTTTTTCCCTACATATTTTTCTGGATTCTGAAGTTGATATTTTCCTGATGCAAATCTGCTCATGGTTTAATATTTCTGCTTTCTAGAGCGTCATTATCTGAAGTAAACTTAAAACCTAAAATGCTGGTTTTTTCACGATAAGAATTAAGAACTTGACTTACAATAGTACTGAGCTGTACATCATTAAGTCCTTTGAGACTGTCTAATAGTTTAAAAACATTTATGTTATCAACTTTAGCCTGATTCATTAATACAATGCCAGTACTTCTAGCAGCTTCTTCCCCAAACCCTCGTTTTAAGAAAAAACCTACTACAGCGTCTACTTGGCTTGCAGGAAAACTTATTTGATTAACAAAATATTTGTCAAAAAATGTTTTGACTTCTGTACTACTATCTTCTGTAGCTTCTGTTGGAATATTACTAGTAACGTCTGACATGTTATCTGCCTTGTGGACCAAAAATACTTACTGCCTTTGCAGGAGTTGACTGTGATGCGCCTGGTACTGGAAAACTTACATTTGGTTGTCCGCTTAAACCAACTTGAGCAGCAGCATTTACTCCCGTTAGCACAGCACCAGTGACTTGATTTATTGCGCCTTCTCTTGTGAGATTTTTTGCATTTTGATATGTGTTAACTGCTGTAATAGCTGTACTTATAAATGCGGCAGGGTTTGTAAATGTGTTAGGATTTGCCATAGCACCTAGCACAGAACTTACTCCACTTAATATGCTGCTGGCATTGCCAAAAATACTTGTGCCGCCACCAAGTGCTACAGGATCTGCGGCTGCTCTTCTTGCCCTAGGATCTGAAGCATAAGGGCTAGGTGTTTGATCGTAGTGCTCTTGACTGAATCCATTGGGAATTCCGTTTCTTACTCTACCAGTTTCGTAGGCCACAGCTTCATAGGCTAATGTCATTGCCTGTTCCCCAGGCTGACTACTGGCTGAATCAAGTGTATCGTGATTCCACGCTGTTATCAACGGATTAATTAATTTATATCCGTACCATGCTTTTTTAGCAAGTTGATAAATTACTATACTTGTAAAAAATGGCACAGTACTATTGTTATCTAGACCAAAACTTCCTTTAAGGTGACTTTTAGCTTTCATAGCATTTCTATTGTAAGCACCAATAGTATCTGCTGCGCTGGTATCGCCGTAATAGTAGTTATAATAGTTATACCATAACTGTCCTACTACACCGTAGTTATCATCATGAAATCGTAAAGTCACTGGCTGATAATCAATTTTACTTTGTACAACTTTTTTTCTATTGTATTGATTTAATGTTTCTGATTGTATTGTAAATTTAGGTAACTCTGCGGTTTTAACCAGCATGTTAATTTCATTTTGATGTCGATATTTAAATCCTAAATTTTTAAGGGCATTAGAATTAATATTAAAAACTACGTGATAGAGAAATTTTGTTTTAGGGGCAAGACGAAGATCACTTTCTCGATATAATCGAGAAGCGTGTTGGAAATCTCGAAGAACAGGTTCTCCGGGTTGTCTTACTCCATATTGAACTGGTGTTGGCATAATAATATTTATCGTTCGATATTAACTACGTACTTAATAGATAGTCACAAAAAAGCCCACTCAGCGTGGGCTTTTTATTAAGCGCCTGTAGCGTTTGTGCTTACTGAACGACTGAAGCTTGTTCCAACGCCAGCTAATGGTGAATTATCTGGTTTCTGAATTGCATTGTCGTACTTGATACTCATCTGAATAGTTACAGGAGCATTTTCGCTGTAGCTTAAATTCTGATAGTTAACGTTTTCTAGATAGCAACCATAAAGTTCCCATGTTTCTAGAATACCAACTGCCTGATTGCCGTTACCACCGTCAAGAATTTCAATTTTAGTTTGAAATTTATAGTCGATACCAGCTGCTGCTGAAGCTTGCTCGTAAAAATCAAATTGTTTCTGTAATTGCTCACCAACAATTTTCTGTGTTGCGCCAGTTACATCGTCACGAACGTTTAATGTAATTGGTGACCATGTGTGTTTACCTGCTAGGTAAACACGGCTGTTATATACATCAACAGTAATTGGATCAAATGCTATAGTAGGTCTTGTTACATCAGCAACTTGTTTAGTTAACTCTGCTGTTGATGATGCTAACCCAAAACCTAGCAAAGTAACGCGGAAGCGATACTTGAGTTTTGGCATTAGCAAACCTTGTGACTGAGCACCGTCTAATGGTACTGTGAATTTGGTTAATGTTGAAATTGACATATTAATATCCTCTTATTATAGACCTGCTATTTCACCGGTATTCTTTAAGCGTAATGGAATGTAAATAAATTCCACTGCTTTTACAGGTTCAACAGCTACATCAACCCAAAGTTCATTTCTGTCAACTCTAGCAGGAGTGTTGTTGCTTTCGTCACAGACTACTAGGTAATCATAGAGAGCACGTTGTCCAACTAGTTCTAACATTAATGAATCGACAGCACCTTTGATTTCATCTCTAGTGATCTTATCGTTTGGTTCAAACACGTATGGTTTAGCTAGTGCGTTCAATTGTCTACGTAAGTAAATAACCAAACGAGCTACGTTGATACGATCAAGTGCGCTGGCTGCTTTAGCTCTAGTGCGTTGACCGTAGTTTACTAAACCGCTGCCTGTAAAGAATGTGATTGGATTAATCTTTGATTCATAAAGTGTATCGCGTTGTCCGTTGTTTAGGGCAACTGATTTAAATTCACCTTCTGCATCAACATATCCAACTGCTGTAGCATTAGTAATACCACCGCGACGTAGACCAGCTGGTGCAAACCATGGATAAGCAACTTGGTCGTTAAGAGCAATAGTTCTTAACATCATATGACTTGGTGGAACAACTACGTTGTTTCCTGCATTGTCGCTAGTAAAGCCCCATGGATAGAACATAGCCATGTACTCATCATAACTTACTGCACCTTGATCGTTGTCTTCAAGGGCTAAACGTTGGTTAGTGCCCCATCTGTTCAAACTAGTAGCGTCTGGTGTTAATCTTGCTGGTGTATCACCAACGATAAACGCTGTTAGTCCACGATCGTAGTTTAAGCTAATTAACTCGCCAATTAGTTCAGGATATCCTGGGCAAGCAATTAAGTTAAACACGCGACTTTCTTCGTCACGAATTTGTTGATTGCTGTTCACTAACGCTTGTAAAGATTGTACAACTACTTTGCGCTGTGCTTGACGACCAAAGCTTCCGCTTCCGTCTGGGTTATTAGCACTTTCTGTTACCCAACGATGTGGGTAGTATGCAGCCATTGATTCACCTACTGGAGCATTGAATCTTGTGTTGTCTGCTGTAGTGTCAATGTAACCCTGTTTAAATTTCTTAACGTTGAATCCTGAACGGCGTAGATTCCATAACAACATACCCTTTGGATATAGTGCTGGATCTGGTGCGTCAAAGTCTACAAAGTTGCTTGTGAGTAGTTCTTCGATAGTGCCTGTTGGTGCATTATCAGCAGTACCGCCGTCTGTTCCAAGGCGTGCATCTGCAAATAAAATACCTTCGTCTGTTGACTGATCGGTTTTGTCTACTAGTACCCAACGATCTTTAACTGGCTTGTTTAGCAAGTCTGAATCGTATTTGTAAATTGTTGGATAATTCTCAATGTCGCTGGTATCAATCCATAGGTCACCAGTTTCAAGAGCTGTGCCATCGCTTTGTTTTTCTGGAGCTGTGGCAGCTACGATTGGTCCTGCTGGATCAGTGCCTTCTGCAAAGTATGGGCTTGTTGGGCTCTTATAGCCGACCCACTTGTCACCGTCATGAATCATAACGTCAACTTCGTCAACTACACTGCTATACCATAATGTACCGTCTTCTGCAAGGCTACCTGGATTATCTGATGAACTAATGTACACTAGTGGTACCCAGTTACTGGCCACATAGTCGGAATCAGTTTGTCCTACTGGAGCCAATTGGATCCATTCAGTACCTTCACCAAAATTACCTTCACTTGGCTCATATTGATATGAGCTTGAAAGTGCTAGTGCGTTCATTGGAGCGTTTAGGCCATCGCTAAATCTAATTTCTCCGCCCTTGGCGTGTTTAATTATTAAACGATTCTGACTGTCAACTTCTGCTGTGATATTTACAAATCCACCAGCATTGATTACAGTAGCAATAGTTTCTGCATCAGATGCATCGCCAGCTGCTTCGAATTGAATAGCATTTTGATTAGACAATGCAGCCTGTCCAACTAATGATTCTGCTATAGTAAAGACATAATCTGTACCAGTAGTAAGTGTACCAGTTGTAATTTTTACAGATCTTACTGACGTTGCACCAATTGCAGCTCTACGCCATGCTTTGAATTCTGCTACACGGGGTGTTGTATCTGCTGTGTCGTCATTTTCTTGGAAGTTATACTGTACATATACTGAACCAAGAGCAATGTTTGCACCACCACCTGTTTTGTCTAGGTTGAAAATAGCGTCATGGCCGTTTTCGTATAACGGTGCAGTAACGTTGTCCCACAATAATGTTTGACCGTTCCAACGCTTGAATCTCCAACGAGCACCAAGGTTGCTTTCTGTTGTTTTAATCCATACAGAACCTGTTGGACGTGGATATGTATCTTTGCGCTTGAATGTAGGAACTTGTGTGTGCTTGCTAATTGCCAAACGTGGATTGTAGTAGTCACCACCTGTAATACCTAAAACTGTTAGTAAAGCAGGAGTACTACCGGCGCCAATTTCAATTAAATTAGAATCTTCGCCTGTGTCGCCGCTTTCACCACCGTGATAAATTTCTAACTTATTATTAACTACGGCAGCACTGATACCATCAGCTGATAGTGTTGCATTAGCATTAATACCATCAACTAATTTAGCCAATGTATTATCTGGAATAGCTGGTACAGCAATTGTTTCGCCGTTAATTTCAATGTTATGAGCTGCTGTTAAAGTAGAAGCTGCTTTAGTGCCAGCTACTGTTGGCCAAGCAGATTGCCACTGATTACTACCTACTAATACCCAAGCACCTGAACGATTCTTGTAATATAAAGTATTAGGATGGAAGCTAGTTAGTGCAGGTCTGTTATCGTTTGCATCGCGCACGGCAACAAACGCATAGTCACCAGTTGATCCGCCTGCTTTTGCATTAGGAGCACCAGTAAGTGCGTCAACTTTGTTTGGATCTGTGATCACTAGCGGAACTTTATTAGTAAATGTTTGGCCGCCTGTGCTAGTAACTGCTGCGCCATTCCACTCAAAAATACCAAATGCTGTAACGCTGGTATCTAACCAATGTGTTCCTGGAATAGGA